CAGAAATAAAGGGGCTTATTGATGAACTCGCTAAGTTTCAAATTGATGGCAAAACTTAATTTTTTTCGCTCTCACTCAGGGCTTGTTCCCCACGATGATGAAGCTATTGAATGGTTTCAAGGTCAAAAAATGGGCAAGCCTTTTTCGGTAAATGTCACTGAGAACAGAAATAATAAATTTCACAGAAAGTTTTTCAGTATGCTTAAAGTTGCATTTGACAATCACGAATGGCCTGAAATTCAAACTCAATGGGGCGATGCTCGTTGCAGTTTTGAAATGTTCCGGAACTTTATGACTGTGAAGGCAGGATACTACACGCCGGAGTTGACACCAGAAGGGAAAGTAAAAGTAGTTCCCAAAAGTATCAGCTTTAATAAAATGGACGAAGCTGAATTTAAAAAACTGTATAGCGATGTGCTTGATGTAATTTTGAAAGAATATCTCACTAATTGGACTTCTGGGGATATGGACACCGCTATAGATAAAATAATGGAATTTTCATAAAGAGGTAAAAATGAGAAAATATTTTTTAAGTAATAGTAGAAAAAAAACAATTAAAGCTATTTATTCTGCTCAAAAACATCAAGGTGAACATTTCACTGCAAAGGACGTTGGGGTTCACGGCTCTGCCTTATTTAGCTTAGAACAGGCAGGATTTGTTGAACGTGTTCCAGTGGAAGACGTGCCTTTGATGTTGTGGACGGACACTCAGGGTGGCCATTGGCGTGTTAGCGAAAATGGAATACTTAGCTATAAAGCATTGTTTAATACATCAGAACAAAAGACTTTGAATTGATAGCTTCATAAGATAAAAAAAAAGAGCCTTAATTGGCTCTTTTTGAGTTTAAAGAGGCGGATACCTCAAGTATCGCAGTGCAAAGATAAACTTTGCATTTTAGGAATAACAAATAAAAAAAATAAAATAAAGAGGTTTTTAAATGTCACATTACTGGACTGCTTTAGCAATGAAGCAGAAGGGCTTACAACCCACAACTAAAATTGTACTGTATTGGCTTGCAGATCATCATAACGGTGTCTCAGGGCTTTGCATACCAAGTCAAAGGAGATTGGCAGACGTTTGCGAAATGTCAGATAGAAGCATCAGAAAACATTTAACCGTTTTGGAAGACTTAGGACTGCTTGAAATAATAGAAAGAAAAAGGCCTAATGGGTCACAGACCTCAAACCAATATCGTTTATTATTTGATGAGAAAAAAATTCCACCCCCCGCGGAAAAGATTTCCACCCTGTCACCGAAAGATATTCCACCCCATAACCTAGGAACTATTAACCAAGGAATATTAACAAAAGAGAATAAAAAAGATTTATTTATTTATTTTTGGTCACAGTATCCACGCCAAGCAAAGAAAAAAGAAGCTGAAAGGGCGTTTATCCAGGCATTGCAAAAAATTTCAGAAAAAGAATTGCGAGAAATATTCGACCTCCAGGTTTTCGCTTACAAAAAAACCGACGTTCAATATATTCCATACCTCCATAACTGGTTTAATGATGAACGTTGGACTGACGGACATTTATTAAAAGCAATAGAAGCAAGAAAAAAAAATAATAATACGACTTGATAACAGGGGCTAAAATCCCTACGTATAATTTATAGTAAAAAACAAAGGACAAAAAAATGTTGAAAAATTTAGAAATGAAAGCGGTTAAATTAGCTAAATTCAAAAGCCGTGAAACTTACTGTTACGATGCAACTGTTTATCTAGATGGTAAGCCTTTTGCTATGGTTGGAAATGATGGAAATGGTGGCTGTGATTATCAGCACGAACATCCTAAATTCAAAGGCGAATTTTATCCTACTCTTAAAAAATTAGACGAGGAGTTTGCTAAATTACCAAATACCGATGTTGGCAAATATAAAAATGTGCCGGAAGGTTTTGAGCAAACTTTTGAAAGATGGTGTAATGAACAGGTTGGCCTTTATGAGGTGGACAAAGAAATAAACCGTATTCTAAAAAATAATATCGTTGCTCAAATTATTAGTGATGGTTTGGACAGAAATAAAAAAGTTGAGGGCGGTGTTTATACCGATGAACTTCCAAGCCTTTCTGTTGTTCAATGGCGAAAAGGTAAATTGCCAGAAAAAGATTTAAGAGCTTATGTTCTAAGGCAACATCCAGACGCAAAATTTGTGAATGATATGCCGATGCCTAAAGTTCGGGAAATTTGGGAGAACTTACCTCGTGGATAATAGCAATAAAATTGTTATCAGCCTTTACGATTATACTGGCGAGGCTTTGATACCATGGGCGAAGGCGGGTTACACCTGCCTAGCCTTTGACATCCAACATAATGAACAAGGCAAAATTCAAATGTTTGATGGCGGTGGACGAATTGAATATATTAAAAAAGATTTGCACAATATAGAAAATCTGCACAGCCTTTATGACCGTTTGATGGCAGGGGTTCAAGCATTTGGAGTTACAACAAAAGAAATTGCTTTTGCGATGGCTTTTCCGGTTTGTACGGATTTGGCTGTATCAGGGGCGGCTCACTTTGAAGCAAAAAGAAAGATTGACCCAGACTTCCAGAAAAAAGCGGCTGATTATGCGATATGGTGCGAAGAGCTATTTACGGCTTTGAGAGTGCCATTTTTTATAGAAAATCCGGTCAGCGTTTTATCAAGCCTCTGGAGAAAACCAGATTATAAATTTCACCCTTTTGAATATGGCGATTACATCCCAGAACATTTAGCGAAACATCCTAAATGGCCTGAATATATTCCGGCAAAAGATGCTTATAGAAAAAAGACCTGTTTATGGACAGGTAACGATTTTCAAATGCCGGAACAAAAACCAGTAGATTGCTCTGCTTATTATGGAAATGGATATTCCAAGCAAATAATGAAGTTGGGCGGTAAAACTCAAAAAACAAAAAACATTAGAAGCGCAACGCCACGAGGTTTTGCTATCGCCGTTTACGAGGCAAATAAAAATAAAAGTAAAAATTTATTAACAATTATGGAAGGAAAGACTTGAAAAGAGGGTCAGCTGTCCCTACTTATTAGCTATAAGAAGTAAAAACAAAGGACAAAAAAATGGAAAGCTTAGAAAAATTAGAAACTTTAATGGGTCAAGTTGAGGATCAATTATATAGAATGAGAAACAGGTTGCCAAAAGAGCAGCAAAAAAAATTTACCGAAGAGGTTTTTGATAAAGTTTATAATTGTAACAACCTGTCATATGTTAGAGCATTGCGTTTTTTTAAAAAAGAGGACAAGTAAATGAAAATTACTCAGAAAAATAAAATTCTAAATCATTTAAAAAAATATAATGGGCTTACCTCTTTTGAGGCTTTCCATATGTATCGAATTACTAGACTCGCAGCTAGGATTTATAATCTGCGAGAAGACGGTCATATCATAAATACCGAAAAAGTATTCCATGATGATGGCTCGTATTTTGCAAATTACCATTTGATAAAGGAGGCTGAATAAATGGGCAATGTTACTGTTTGGAAGGGCGAGGAATATGATGCCCGACATGGTGGTGCTTTTGATCGTGGCTCAGCCGATGCTTATTATCGCAGACCAAGAGAGCCGCATTATTATGTTGGAAGCACCGGCGTCAGCCCAAAAATGACGGAAAAAAATATGAGCGAGGACGAAAAATCTGCATATTATGCCGGTTATTCTTGGGGAATAGATCAAGGCGATTTTAAAGATTGGGGATAAAAAAATAGGGGCAGAGGGCTTGATTTTGGGGTCAACTGTCCCTATATTTATATTATAGAGGCATTAAGCCTCGCTAATAGGAGATTGGAAAATGAATAACCCACATATGGAATTGAACGAATTAATGGTAATGCGAGCCGATGGTTCAAATGGCAGATCAATGATTTTACACGGCGATGGTCATTTATATATTGTTGATACCGCAAGCTGTCACCGAGGGGATTTTACTAATATGATTAATGTTACTCCCTCAGATAGAGACCATTTTTCTGCGTGTGTTTCTAAAGGTGTTGATTACGTTATAAGCTGTGTGGATATGGTCAATGTTTAATACCTCGCGTTTTGATCAAGCCCTAAACGAAGCTATTCAATATATGGATACCTTTGAGGATTTAGAACCTACTTCTGCTCTCAAGCAAGCGGCAAGTGATAATCAAATTGCAGAAGGGGAGCAATTGCAAGCATTTGTTCATTGGGCGAGGGAAAAACTTTTTGGATGATCGGGTAGATATACAATATGTTATTGATCGGCTTAACCATTTGGAAAACCTTGAGACAGTCGAGGCTTTTGTTGCGATAGAAGAATTTAAACATGAACTTAAACAAGTATTAAAGGCAAATGAAAAATCACGAAAAAATCAAATTCATTAGAAGACAGCTTGGCTTGACTCAAAAGCAATTAGGAGCATTAATTGATACTGATGCCCAAACTGTGAGAAGGCTTGAAATGTCACCTGATAAAAATACTGCTAGAAATCCCGCGCCTAGAATGATGCGGTTGATTGTTGCTTATTCAGAAGGATACCGACCAAAGGATTATCCCATATGAAAACAACGGCAGATGTAACTCCTAGATTTAGAAAATTAAAAGGCAGTAAGGCAAAAATATTTTGGCATCCTTGTCATGTTTGTGGCGATATTTGGGGCGGTTCGTTTGGAGAAAATTTTGAACCTAAAAAAAATAACTTAGGCAAATGGTATTGTGGGCAGTGCTACAAGAAAAAAAAGGAAATGTGATTATCTAACTGACAGGCAAGTAAGGTTAGTAATCAAGGAACTAAAAGCGGGCTTCGGTGTTGAGGACATCGAGGCCAAAAGTATATGCAGTGCGGATGATGCAAGGCGAGTAATTGATTTTTTAAAAGAGTTTAATTTTTTAGATAGAATAGTGAGGGTAAAAAAATGATAACAATGATGGCGGCCGGAAGGCTTGGAAGTGATGGAGAATTGCGAAAAACTCAGACGGGCGACAGTGTGCTTAGTTTTAGCGTTGCGGTTAGTAATGGGAAAGATAAAAACGGCGAAAAGAGGCCTGCTACTTGGGTGCGATGTGCCATTTGGGGGACAAGAGGCGAGACTTTATCTCAGTATTTTACAAAAGGGCGGTCGGTCACAGTGACTGGTAGACCTAAGGCTTCTGCTTATG